TCACTTGGGTTGATATCCCAAAAGATCAACACTATTCACTTGTAAGAAACTATCAAGAGTTTGTTGATTTAATTACACTTCGTGGACTTCCTAAGTTTGTTTGTTATGATCACGATCTATCAGACTGCCATTATGGTGACGGACTAAACGACAGAGGCATTAATTATGATTCATATACTGAAAAGACAGGCTATGATTGTGCAAAATGGCTTGTGGATTATTGTATGAAGAATGGTGTAAAACACCCTCCATATGTAGTACACTCTATGAATCCTGTGGGTAAACAAAATATTATTAGTTATGTGGAGTCCTATAACAAAACTGTATGAAGAGCGCTGATAACATAGTGGAAGTAAAAGAATCTGAACTTAAAAAGTATATTAAATTAAAAGAGGGTTCTAAAATTGAAGAGGGTGATTTAGTTAATGTATATGACAATACTTATGCTGAGTTAAGCAAAGGCAGTCGTGTCTGTAAAGAAGCTGTTAATAAATTTAATACAATTTTGAGGGCAAAATGACAAAGTTGTTTTTGGCTGTATCAATACTATTAGTAGTATATGTCATTGGCTGGCATCAGCTATATGGTCAGTTTATTAACAACTTCTACAAGAAGTATGAAATGTGGTTAATATGGTTGAGTGTACCTAATACATTGTTATCAATTTATGCAACAAAGATATTGACGGAATATTTTGAGGGTAAAATGTGGCCCAATAGAATTTTTACATTCAGCATCGGAATAGTTATGTTCACCATATTAACTACTATTTATTTTAATGAACGGTTAAGTGTTAAAACATTGACACTAATTGCGTTGTGTGGTTTAATTGTAACATTACAGGTAATATGGAAATAACATCAAGTATAATTTTAACAGAATCAGCCGCATCTCATATTTCTGAGATGTTGGTTGATGATACAACAAACACAGGTAAATCATTACGAGTATATGTAGAAGGCGGTGGATGTTCTGGTTTACAATATGGTATGATATTTGATGAAACTAGAGATGATGATGTAATATCTGAATATTTTGGTGTTAAAGTATTGACTGATAAATTTAGTGCTAATTATTTATCTGGATGTGTAATTGATTATAGTGATGAATTAATTGGTGGTGGATTCAAAATCAAAAATCCAAATGCAGAATCTAGTTGTGGATGTGGAAAATCATTTGCAACATAAAATTATGAAAGATCAAGAATCAATATTTTTAATTTGTGATTGTTTTGAACACGGACTTCTTGTAGAAAAGTTCAAAGATGAAGAAGAAGTATCTTTGAGTTTATTTGAACGAGGACTCAATGGCAGAACACTATGTTGGTCAGAAAGACTAAGATGGTGTTGGCAAATTCTAAGATATGGCAAACCTTGGTCTGACTTTATAATTCTAAATACAGAAAATCAAAAACAGTTAAAAGATTTTCTAAACAACAAGATTTAATTTGTGAGTGGTTATCATAAATTAATTAGTATATAAAACCAACAATAAAAACTAAATATTAGGATAAAATTATGTCTAATAAGACAAATAAAAGTACAGAAACGATCTCTTCTTCTTTAAAGAAGTTTGTAGTGGTACGTAGTGGTGCGAGGGTAAGTGAATTGTTATATGAATCAAAACAAGATGCAAAGATTGAGTTTGATCATTGGTCTGATATTGTACACCGTTGGCCAGATGGTACCAAAATTGAAATTGCAGAATATGATGAAAAGAAACATAAGGTATAATTATGAATGAATCAATTGGACTAAGAGAACAAATTAAAAATGCAACATCAGATGAAGAAATTCAGTCTTTATTAAACATTGGAAAAACATTTGAATGGGCTACACCAAAAACTAGACTCAGTTGGAAGCATACTGCAAACAGAACTCATGAGAAACTATTATCTGCAACAAAAACTACAGAAGTAAATTCTGAAGATAAGAAAGATAAAAAGAAGGTTTATAAAAAGAAGTAAATAATAAATATCTAATATAAGAACCAAAACGTCACTAAATAGTTTTCTATTCAGTGGCGTTTTTTGCTTTTAAATTGTACAGATTGATATGTATGTAAATATGCCAAAAGCATCTACAAAAAAATATAAACCATATTTGTTACCTTCAGAATTTGGTGAGATGGAGAGATTTATTGAAATTAACAAAACTTTGATGACGGAACAAGTGATTTCATCAATTGAATATGCTTTAAACAAAAATTTAAATGTTGTAGAAGTATTTTCATTTACGAATTCTGATTTTGTTATTACGTTACCATTTGAACAATTTAAAGATAATTTGTTGCATGTATACAACTATTATATTAAAATGGAAAAATATGAACTTTGTACCAGAATCAAAAAAATAGAGACAAAATTGGACAGTGAATTAAAAAAAAAATAAACACGCATGAAAAAAAACAAAAAGAAAAATAACAGCGTTCAAAACAACACTCCAACAGATGAACAAAAAATTGACAAAAGTCCGATTGTATATCAAAAATCAAAATTAAGAAATGAACTTTCAATATATGAAAGAGAATTAACAGAAAAACAAAAACAATTTATTGAAATTGCTTTAAATAAAGAAACAAAAATGGTATTTGTAAGCGGTCCCGCAGGTACTTCTAAAACATATATTACTATATATGCCGCTCTTAAACTGTTAAATAGTAAAAAGATCAGTGATTTGTTATATATCAGAAGCGCAGTAGAAAGTTCTGATAATAAATTAGGATTCTTACCAGGTGAAGCTCATGAAAAAATGGCACCATATATACAACCATTATTGGAAAAATTATATGAACTGCTTCCAAAAAATCAAATAGATCTACTAGAAAAAGAAGAACGTATTGATAGTATTCCACTTGGATTTTTACGTGGATTAAACTGGAATGCAAAATGTATCATTGCAGATGAAGCACAAAATATGACTGTGAAAGAATTAATTACGTTAATTACCAGAACAGGTGAATTTAGTAAAGTATTCATCATGGGTGATCCAGAACAATCTGACATCAACGGAAAAAGCGGATTTATTAAGACTTTAAATATATTTGATGATGAAGAAAGCCGTCAAAATGGTATATTTGTCTTCAAATTTGATGAAGAAGACATTGTAAGAAGCGTTTTAGTAAAGTATATTATTAAAAAAATCAAAAAGATGTCTTAATTTATATTTATATATATCTTAAGATAGTATGCCTTCAGAAAATAAAACAATTACAGATCTAGATACATTGTCTGCTACCACAATAGCAGACAATGATCTGTTTTTATTTGTAGACCTCAAATCTAATGAAATTAAGAATATTGCTGCAAGTGAATTTACACAATATAATATAACCGCATCAGGTATTTTAACATCATTGGTTAGTGGATCATTTACAGGAAGTTTTACAGGTTCACTAACTGGATTAATACAATCTTCTTCATACGCATCTACCGCATCATTATCATTAACCAGTAGCAATTTGTTTTATAATGGTTTAAATAATGGAACCGCATCATATAGTGTAAATTCAGATATATCTGACTATGCACTTAGTGCAAGTTATTCACTTAGTTCTTCATATGCAACAACCGCATCATATTCTTATACAGCATCAGTCACATATTCAACCGGATCAACAAATTCAATATTAACTACTGGTCTATCTGATTACGCATTAAATGGTATATTATCAAATACATCATCTTATATAAAATATAACGGACAAAATAATGGAACTGTATACAGATCAATAATCACTGAAACTGCAAACTTTTGTTTAACTGCTTCAAATTTACAAGATGATAATACAACAACTATTGCAAGATCAATTACATCAAGTTTTGCACAAAATGCGTTAACATCATCTTATATTATATCCGCATCTACTTCAGATTTTGCAGAAACATCATCTTTAGGATCAAATGTTGTTTTTTCTTATGTTAGATTCAGAATACAATCCGCAGCCACGATTGGAAAATATGAAATTATACCAGAAAGTTGGTATAACATTTCAAATATTGGTATGTCTCCAAATCCTTTAAAAGGTGCAGACACTTATGATATTCAGTTTAATGTAAAATATAAAGATTATGCAAAACCTTCACTTGATAATAAAAATGCTTGTATAACAAAATTTAAACCAACTGTTATAAGTAATTTTGAATTTGGAAATTTATCAGAATTGCAAAAATCTAAACAAAGCGGGGATAATAATAAATCTTTAATACCATATTATTTTACTTCAAATGGTTATTCTTGCACTGATGCCGGTTTTGTTTTGAAATTTACTTTAGCAGGTCTTGATGATGATGACGCTATAAAACCACGTAATTTTAAATGGTCAAGTGACGGTAAAATATCAACA